CCAGTACTAGACTCTCCAGCAATAGCAGTAATCTTATTCCCAGATACACCACCAAATATGCTACCTGAAACCAGTGCATTAAAAATGTACGAACCTGTGTCAACATAAGTCTCTGTTTCGTCAATATCTGATGCTAACTTTGTGTAGTCATCACCAATCTCTTTTACAATATCTTTAAGAAAGTCCATCATACTACCATCCCGTATTCTTCACGAAGTATTTTTTTATAAGGTAAACCCTGCTCTTTAAGTTCCCTAACAAGTTTCAATTTATGATATAGAGCAGCATCCCCACCAAATCCAAGTGCTTTTACAATCGTATCCAATTCTTTATCATTAATAGGCAAATCCATCAGGCAAAAAAGAGTTCAAGGTTTACAGTTTTTTCTACATTCCATCCAATAGTATCAAGAATAGACTTGAGTGGTTCTAGAAAAGCTTTCTCAAATTGTAGTTCATAGTCAATATACTTGTCAAGACCAAGTTCTCTAGGAAATTCTTGAATAAAAGAAATTACATTTTCATGAATTATGTTTGGTTTTTTCAAAAAAATAAATTTAATTTTTTCACCATTATTAATAAGTGAATATTTTTTGGTAAGTTTGTTTTGTTTTATGTAATGATTAAACAAAAGTGCTCCACGAACATGAATTGGAGTTCCTTTACCATAAATGTCAGAAGATGATGAATATTTTTGAACATCCGATGCAGAACGTGGGAATGAAATTTCTTCTGGAGATAATTTCTTAAAACTTGTTCTACATCTATCAATAAAATCAATCATGTCATCTTCAGAACCACTCATCATAATGTCAAATGATTCCTTCAACATTTTTCTACAAGGTGCTGGTGTTGAGGATTTGATTGCTTCAATACCTTTGATTTTTAGTTTTGGTTTTTCATATCTAACACCTTCACTATCCCAAACACTTAGAATGTATCTTTTCTTTGCTGTCCAAATACCACGTTCAGCAATACACTCACGTTTCATGAACATTTTTTGTTCATAAGCATTTACATAGTCCGCCAGTTCTTGGTAAGAATTTTCAATATATTTTTCAAATTCCAACTGACAGACCTTATCAAGGAACGAAACAATGCTTTCAGTAGTTTTCTCTCTTCCTTTGAATACACTCTCAACCAAAGGACCCATATTAATATAAAGAGAATCAGTATCCGAAGCAATAACATAATCTACATCTCCACTTTTAAGAATCTTATTCAGGTAAGTATTTACCTTATTCATGATCCACTGAATAGAAAGTTGACCAGAAAGTGTGATTGCCTCAGCATTTGCTAGTTTGTAATAACGGAAATACTGATTGCCGATAGCACCATAAGCAGAGTTCAATTGAATCTTTCTCGCCATCTGGATATTATTGCATCTTGCAATCTCTTTAACCAACTCCTTATTTTTAGTTTTTTCATATTCTTGCTCTGCAGCAAGCATCTTCTTTTTAAAGATTACACGTTCATTATAAATCTTTTCCATCAATTCTGGAAGAAATCCACGAACATCCTTACGGAACATCGCACCATTCGGACATACCGAATAGTCTTTATACATCTCAAAGTTTAGTTCTCCTTTTAGAATCTTTTCAACATTTGCAGTTGGATGTTTTTCGTCAAGGAGTGTTTCTGGAGAGATGTTATATTGCATAATAAGATGGGGATAAAGGCTATTAAGGTCAAAACTGACCACCCAATCATACATCCCAGGAATCGGCTCTTTAACATATGCCCCAGCATATTTTTCATTCTTTGATGATTTATTCTTCGGGGGGATGACAATGTTATTTTTCTTAAGATAATTGTAGATGATATTATCCCACATCCGCACTTGATAGAACACATCAGCATAGTTTACTTTGGCATCATATGCCATAGTAAGAGCAAGTTCAATCAGTTTCATCTTGTCTTCCAAACGGTCAACAAGTTCTACGTCAACGATGTTGTATTCAATAAACTTTTGCCAACCTTGGGTATAGAAGTCTTTAAAAGTATCAAACTCAGAGTGATCTAGTTTCTTCTGTCCCAGTTCAACTTCAGCAATATAATCAAGACGATATGATTCCTGTGCTTTATAAGTAAACTTCTTATAAAGATCAAGATAGTCAAGTTGAGTTAATCCACCCACATCAAAAACAGTATGTTTACGTCCTTGAATATAAGTTTCACCTTCAGTCACAAGTCCCCAGTTAGAGAAACGTTTCATTAGTTTCTCACCAAGAACTCTATTCAGTCTCTTACAAATATAAGGAATATCGTACAACTGAATATTCCAACCAGTCACAACATCAGGCACATCAACCATCCAATAGTTGATAAAGTGACTCAGTAGTTCATACTCGCCTGGACAGTGATGATATGTGACATTACTTTGTTTGTTATTAAATGGTTTAACACCCCAAGTAATAATTTCCTTGGTTGTGTAGTCCTGAATTGTAATCGCAAGGATTTCTTCAGAACAAGACTCTACATCTGGGAATCCCTCCTCAGAAGCAACCTCAATATCCAAAGTTACAAGTTTGATTTTACTAATATCAAATTTGATTTCATCTTCTGGATATTTTTCTGAAATATATTGGTAAATGTATCTTTCATTTCCATAAATTTCAAATCCATCAATCTCATCATACTTTTTGTAGAACTCACGACAATCCTTCACAGTTCCAGGATTGATGGGTTCTACTGCTTCACCACTTAATGTTCTATACTTAGAATCTTTTTTAGTTTTTACAAAGAGAGTTGGAAAAAACTCATCTCTTGTCTCAAATCTTTTGCCATTATCTACTCCACGAACCAAAAACTGATTTCCAATCAACTGAACATTAGTGTAAAATCTCATTCTTTAATCAAGTCCTCATATTTTTCAAGTAAAGTTGGAGTTGGATCTGCAAGTGTCAGAATCTTATCCGAACTCATCATAAATGTATCTTGTCTGGTGTATCCACAAAGGAATGGTTCCATTGTATGATCATTTCTCACAACAAATGGTTTAATCAATTTGCAATCAGGTTCTCCAATATCAGCACTAATTTCTTCAATCTGACTGATCAGTATCTGACTGTTTGTTAGTGCCAGAATCTTTATTGTTTGCATTTGTAGTTTCCTCATATGTTTCACGAATTTGTCTTACTGGGTCTACCATTGTAACTACCCAATCGCAAGGAATTAGAATTTCTTTTTGATCAGTAAAGGGAATATATTGATCAAATTTTACAGCAACATTATTACCATTACTTGTAACTTCACTGAACAAAACATCAGCGTATTTTAATGTCATAACATATGGTTTTGTAAGAAGATATCCTACAGATTTTTCCTCTACAGAAAGTTCTTTTACATCTGCAATAACATAGTCATTTGATTTTAAAAGAATTACTTTAATACTCATAGTTTTTCTAGACTTGAATTCATTCTATCAAAAAAAGAGGGGCACGTCAACTGGTTTTTGCCAGTTAATGCCCCGTTGCGCCGACGATATTCAATTTTTATTTATTCACCACCGTTTCCACCACCATTACCATTGCCATTACCAGAGTCACCATTTCCACCAGCACTTGAACGGCTTCTTACAGGAACTGCTTTTCCCTTGCCAATTTTTTGAGATTTTCCATCTCTATAAACTGTATGAGGAACTGCATTTTTATATGCAATTGTCTTGAACTCGTCGTAAGATTTCATTTTTTATTTTTATTTAGAGATAATCTTTACGAGCATGATGTTCTGGGACAATTTTACCAAGAGTTACAGTCAATAATCCATCTTCAAATGTGACCTCTTTAATTGTTGTGTCGTCCGATAATGTCCATGCTCTCTTGAAAGATCGTTGAGCCAATCCCTTATGGACGTATTGGGTATCAGACTCCCTATCCTCTTTTTGTCCTTCGATAAAAAGTTTTCCATACTCTGTGTATACATGTACTTCCTCCTTTTTAAATCCAGCGAGTGCGAGTTCAAGTCTTGATTCTACATTACTAACTTGAATGAGATTATATGGTGGATAGTTAGAAGTAGTTTCGTGAAGATTAAATAGCCGATCAAAATATTCGTCCATTCCAATACTATTACGAGTAATTCTATCCAACAGGGTAGGCAAATCCGCAGCAGTATACCTTGTGAGGTTAGTCATTATAGTAGCTCCTTTAAAAGCGAGTTTGTGTTTTGTGGACCCTTTCGGCATCCATTAATAATTATACAAGAAACGAAAAAAAGAGGAACGGTAAAAACCGAACCTCTTTTTAGGGTGTTCCGACTTTCGTAGAGACCGCACGAAAGGTCTCATACTTATTTATTCATCTTCAGTAGTTTTTCCCTTCTTTCCAATGTTATATTTTGTTTCCAAAATCCAATCATTTTTTTCTTTATATGCCAAAACTTTAATTTGATTTAGTGGAGCAATATCAGAAATTAGATCTTGATTTACAACACTAATCAATCCCCAATCATAAAGAAGTCTTACAATTCTATTTCGTCTTTGTACATCATTCACTGTTAAATTTGCATGTTTACCATCCAAGGCAAACAATTCTTTAAAATGAACAATGTAATACTTACCCTGCTTATGCAGAATATGGCAACTTTGATAGAGTTTTTTCTCCTTTCTAGATGCTACTCCGATTCTGGTTAAAGTTTCACGAACTTTCAAAAAATCATCAGGTTCCTCAAGAACAATTTCAATCATTTTATCTTGAGACCACTTAACCTCAGGTTCGGCCACGGTTGTCATTTTTTTCCTCCAATGTCAAGTTTTTGTTTAATAAAGTCTATTTGGGATTTAGATAAAATCTTCAGAGCTTGAGATGCCTTTTCATTACTATAACCATAGTATTGTTTAACACATTCTAAGTCTTTTACTTTATCCTTACGGAGCCAAGGAGAAAACCTTTTACGCTTCCTCAGAGTATTTATAAAAAATGAATATTGCATGTCTTTGTCTAGATTATGATGAATATTCATTTCATTTGCAAACATCACACAATCAATGTGACCAGATAGGCAACGATTGATAATGTATGGAGAATACTCTTTGATATGTTCCGATAAATCTTCTTTCGTAAAATTAATGGAGTTTAACCAGTCTTTAAGTTCAGGCATAAAGAATGCTCTCCAAAGGATTACTTTTTACAATCGGATAGTTTGTTACCAATAGTTCTGTCTTTACATTTTCATCCGTTCCCTTATCACCACGATGTGCCATGGAATATCTCAATTTCCAATAATTAAGTTCATAATCTTTGTAAAGTTCTTCAAGTCTTTCGTTGACATTGTAAGTAATCATGAACTTATGGGGGCACTTATAAACATTCTCAGCAAACAAGTCGTGATCAAATGTCTTATGCATCTCACGATTTTTTCCATAAAGAAAATCCTTAATGTCATAAGGAGGATCAAGGAATACAAATACATCTTCTCCAGGAGCATTCATAACTTCTGAATAATCAATATTAGTAATTTTCCAATTCTTCATCAGTTTAGAATATTCTTTTAATTTTTCAATACCAACAAAAGAAAAATTAGAACGAGATGCTGTAGGTGAAAATGTACTATTCTCAGTAAGACCAGAAAAACTACACTTATTCAAAATGAAAAAACTTACTGCTCTTTCAATTCCCTCTTGAGTGTTAATATCAACTTTAGTTTGATTAAAGAGTTCTTTGTGTGCAGAATCTTTCTCATCTTGAGTTCCAAAGTCAGATACCTTTTCTTTAATCCCTTTCAATCGTTCAGAAAGTTCTTCTCCATTATCACGAAGTTGTACCCAAAAATTATAGAGGGGAACATACAAATCATTAATCCAAATAGGAACATCTGGATATGCTTGAGTAGTATAAAAGGCAACAGACCCACCACCAATAAAAGGTTCACGATATTCTTTGAAATTATCGGGATACCAAGGTGCAAGTGTTTTAGTTGCCTTAGATTTACCACCAGGATAACGAAGACATGTTTTAAGTGGAAAAGTTCTTACTTTCATTTCACGCATTTCACAAAAATATCAACAGATTTGGTTGCCTCTGCCATCTCACGATAACCAGTTCCAACATAAATTTGCCCACCAATCACAGCAACTGCCATGGCACCCCAAAAAATATAATACCAAGAAGATTTGATTTGATATTTCATTTGAATTCACATTCAACCATTATTTCAGTTAATGCTGCAAGAAGATTTACTTCCTGGTCAGCCACGAACGCACATTGGTATTGATACTTAGCAATAACAAGAACGGCAGCAGGGATAGATGCGGGAACAAGGCAATCGTAAGCGGCGTCATAAATCCTGCGAAGTAGACTGCTAGCATCGTTGTCCAAGTTGGAGACCACCCACTTTCGGACTTCAGAAAAGTTTTTATCCTTGAGATTTTTAATAAGTTCATTTACAGAGATGTCTGAGAAAGATGCAAGAATGCCCGAGTCGATTTTTCCTCCTGTAGAGTATCTCTGGCATTCATTGAGGACCCTACGAAAATCTGGGAAGTGTTTTGTAACAAGTTCTGCAACGACTTTTTCATCATATTCAATCTTCTCCGAATCCAAGATTGATTGAAGTCGTTGAAAGAAACTACCTGCAAGTTGAACTCTTTGCTTCCCTTTAATGGTAAAGTCAATAACGGCACATCGGGAGTGAAGAGGTTCAATAATCTTGTTCTTGTAGTTGCAAGTGAAGATGAATCGGCAGTTGTTATAAAATGCCTCAATATTCGCCCGTAGTAGGAGTTGTACGTCGTTCCCCGTGTTGTCAGCTTCATCAATGATGATGACTTTGTGTTTAGAAGATCCCGTAAGTGAGACGGTCGAAGCAAAGTTTTTTGCTTGGTTTCGTACAGTATCCAAGAAACGTCCTTCGTCGGATCCGTTGATGACATAATAATCTGCCCCCAATTCATTACATAATGCCTTTGCAATGGTCGTTTTACCAATTCCAGGAGGTCCAGCAAGAAGAAGATTTGGAATTTCCCCCTTCTCAACAAACTCCTTAAATGTTTTTTTAGTATCATCAGGAAGAATACAATCATCAATTACTTGAGGACGGTATTTCTCCACAAAAAGAAATTCACTCGTCATAATTTAGTTATACCCAGTCAGGTTTTCGTTGCGGCATACGAAGATAATTAGATGCAACCCAAGGTTTGGATGCGATATACATCTTGTAAGCAGTAAAAGTGTCAATGCTTGTGTCAAATTTAAATTCATCTGGCATCGCACGGGCAAATGGTGTTACTTCAGTAATCTTTCCCTTTGGAAAAAGATAGTAAGCATCTACAAGTGTTTTGTAGCAGGAATGAGTTTTATTGTACCTCAAACTATATTCATCAGACAAATTCAATCCCCATTTGATTAACCAATAGGCATTATGAATACTTTCCATTGCCCATTTGGTGCAGGGATGATTACGGAATGCTCCTTTCTCGGTCTTGTAGGGGGTTCCATCTGCCTTAGGAAGAGTCCCATACCCGTGCCCCCACTTGTCAGAGGCGACGATAGAGAGCATCTGACAGCACTCTAGGGGCATCTTGACGATGTGTTTATCGGGGAGACAAATAGCACTCTCGGCAGGAAATGGAGATGTGACGAAAATATTCATCCAAAAGTAGAATCAGGCTCCAGAGCAATATAATAGCACAAGTCATGATTCTTGGATTGGAATCGTGACAGAAGTTTTTGAGAAACAACTACTTCGTAAGTTCCAGGAAGAACTTTAATATTCTCAACCTTGAAGTTAAACACAAACTCAGAATCAGTTTCACCAACAACGATCGCAAAATCGTTAGAGGTGTCATTCTTTTTATCACGAACAACCAGTTTTACCACACCACCTTCACCAACTGCAGAGATATCGGGAAGTTGATACACTGCTGCTGCTTTCAGAAGTTTGTCCAGTTGTTCAGTGCTCAGTTCAAAACATACATCTTCACTTGGAAGAACAATATCTTTTTCAGGAGGTGTAATGATTACACTAGGATCTGCGAAGAAATACTTTGAACGCATTTTACCTTCACGAATGACAGCATATCCATCATTTTTAAAATCCAGTTCTGGACTTTGGTGGAGATTCAAACCATTCAAGAATTGGTTAAGATCGTAGATACCAAAGTCTTTTGGAAACTCTTCCGTAATAGTTGCTTCAGCAAGAATATTTTTCATCACAGAAATTGTGCGAAGTTTATTACCTTGCTTAAAAAGCATAGATTGATTAATAGAAGAAAAATTCTTCAGAACAGAGAGAGTTTTATCAGAGAGTTTCATAATCAATAATTGTAAGTGTTAGTGATGTTTTTGTGTAGACCAGCAAAGTGATAAAGAAGAATGCAATAATGAATGGCTTTCAGAATGTCCATCTTTGATTTACCATTCTTCTTACCAAAACGAGAAAGATACTTGATTGCGTTTGAACGAGTAAATGCTTCAGCATCACCAATACTCTCAATCAAATCAAGAGTTTGAGTTTTGGATTGTTCAGAAGTGTAATGAGAATGATAAGTGCTGGAGAGATATTGCTCTACTTCTTTCAGTGTTTTGTCTTCTTCATATTTCCAAAAACCGTTTTTGTTTGTATCTTCAGGCATTACAGTATTATAAGGATAAGGAAGATGACTTTTTGGATCAATTTTAATGTGATCATCGCCAAATTTACCATCAATATATTCATATGAACTGGAAAATTCACCATAAGATCCACCCTTCAATCCAGAGTTTACAAAAGAAATTGGATTGTCGGCAAGTGAACTTTCATAAGTGCTCTCAAAGTTTTCAGACATTGTGTTTCATAGTAAAGGACAAAAAGAGGAGGCACATTGACCTCCTAATATTCTATCAGGACTGGGGTTCCTGGTCAACAGGAAGTTGGAAGTCAGCATCAACCTTGTCATAAAGTTCAAGGAATGCTTGCTTTGTTTCATCGTCAAAACGGTTCACGCACACTTGGATTGCCTTTGCCTTATCTTGGAAAATGCTATAGGCACGAATGATATGAACTAGACGACGGGTGCTGATGATTTCTTCAATACCACCATCGTAAAAAGTCTTACGGATGATGTCTGCCCAGTCCACCAAACGTTTGCAGAAGTCACGGTCTTCCACCTGCAAATCCAGAGCAACACCTTCAAGGATCTTTTGCTCAGTTGAAGGGGCAGGATAAGACTGCTCAAATGTCACAGGGAATCGTTCAAGGAAAGCTTCATTAAGCACGTTGGTGCCGATAAAACGACCATCATCAGAACCCTTACCTTTCGTGTTGGCAGTGGCAATCACATTGAACCCAGCAGAAGGTTTGATAAAACGTCCAATCTTTTTAAGGAAGACACCCTTACCTTCAAGGATGGACTGGAGACACAGGATTTTATTAGAAGCAAGGTCAATCTCATCCAGAAGCAACACGGCACCACGTTCAAGTGCTTCTACCACAGGACCATTATGCCAAACAGTTTCACCATTTACCAGTCGGAAACCACCAATCAGGTCATCCTCATCAGTTTCAATCGTGATATTCACACGAATCAATTCACGTTTCAGTTGAGCACAAGCTTGCTCCACAGAGAACGTTTTACCGTTACCCGAAAGACCCGTAATGAACGCAGGATAAAAAATACGGGACTGAATAATTTTTTTAATGTCACTAAAGTTACCAAACTTGACGAAGGTATCATCTTTATCAGGAATAAGGTTTTGTTCCACAGCAGGAAGAGCAGAGGGAGCTTGATAAGAACGTTCAATCTCATCAACTTTTTGTTGAGTCACCTCAAGATTCCATTTACCACGACCAACTTTAAATTGATCCAACTTTTTAGTAACAGTTTGATAGTTAGCATCGTTCAGAGCACACCAAGCACGAATATCAGCACCAGTTACAGCAGTGCCGTAAAGGTTTTGAAGAGAAGTGCGGATGTAGTCGGAGGAGAGTGCCATTCGTTTGTTTCGTTTCAACTTAGTCATTATAAACGAAAAAAGGGTCCGCTTGGGACCCCTGTGGTCAGTTTGCCAACTGGTTTTTGAGTTCTTCAAGGTACTCATCACTTGCTATATGACCAGTATAACCTGGATAATATTTTTTAACAAGTGCGGGAATACCCATAGCAGTTGTACTGCTATTACACTTAATCCATACTTCTTTAGTATCGTATTTTACTACGTGTTCAAATGGAAATTTAGTTTTCATTGCTCAACTGTAAATGTTTTATTCTTAACTTTAGTATCAAACTCACCAGTTCTACCTGGTTTCATACTTCCTATTTTAACATTCTTTCCTTTACCAGGCCAAGATGTTTTAGAAGTTCCCTTAAGAGTTGCCTCTCCACCTTTCTTGCGTTGAAGAAGAACAGAATCTTGATCGTACTTTTTACCTAGTTTCTCAATTGCTTTCTTGAACTTTCTCTTACCTTTTTTTCCTGGAGTAATTACGTGAGACTTTTCACCAACTTTCTTTTCTTGAGGAGTTCCTGGATTTTCAGTATATCTACCAGCAACCTTTGTGGGACCTGGAAGACCTGCACCTCTTACATCCTTTTCAAGTTGTTTTGAACGTGCTTTGTTTTCTGACTTTGACTTGTCACCACGTTGAGCTGACATAATTGCCATACCACCCTTCTTTGATTTACTCATTACACGAGTAAGAGAAGTTTCTTGAATAGAGTAACACTCCTGCACAAATTGCTGAAAAGTTTTCATATTACTAAACAGTTTTTAGGTATTTAGGCAACGAGAGAAATGAACTCACCAAGAACTTTCTTGTTGAGTTTTTTAGTCTTCAGAGACTTGACAAAAGCAGATTTGATTTGAGACTTGGTAGCATCCTCAGCAACTTCAAACTCAGAATCCTGAGAAAGCGCAGATGCTGACATTCCAAAGTATGCATCATATCCAGAATTGGTGATAGTAAAACTCTTCACCTTTTTCCAATCATTTTGAATTTTTTCATACTGCTTATCAGTATAAGAATGGTAAAGTTGAATGAAACGATTTGCATTACGACTTTCTAGAACACGAATACCAATGAAGTTTGTGGAAGAAAACTTATCCTTCAAGTTCCTGAGAAGAGTATCGGTAAATTCATGATATCCATAACCAAACTTATAGGTAGTTCCAAGTTTGCGGTCACGAAGGAATGCAGAACAAGGGTTAATATATCCAGTTCCAATAAAAGGTTCTTTCTCCCAAGCACGTTTAATTTCCCGATGATGAACAAGTTGATTTGCTTCACCATCAGTCAGAACGATACACTGAACTTTCTGGAGTTTGTTTTCTTTCTGGAATTTAGGAAGAATTTGATGAAGAGTAATCAGTGCTTCATTCAGAGGAGTTCCAGAAAGACCAAGACGATTAGAATATGTAAAAGGAGAACTGTAAGTCCTACCGAAGCAATAAGCAAGCCTCCAGATATTCAACATTTGATGCTCAAGAACACTACCAGAAACTTTACTAGTGAGAATGTTCATCATAGCAAAAGTTTCATCAACAACTAGAAGTCCCTCCTTCTTTTGATAGTGAGGGGTGCGGTCCGCGGCAAGATAGCAGTCATTTTCATAATCATACTCACCACGTCTCCATTCATTAGTGAAGGCATAAACTTCAAAAGGAATAGATACTTTCTTACAGAACCAAACTAGGTTGAAAAGTTGCTTACAAGTATCAAGCATCACTTCTGCCATAGAACCACTCCAGTCCAGCACAAATACCAGACCATGATTCTTACCGTCAGGAATCACAGAAACCTTCTTGAACAGATCTTCATTATATTTGTAGGTATGAAGACGATTTGTATCAAGAACACCCGTGCGAGAAGTGGATGCACGGGCATACTGATCTGCTGCCTTGCGGCACTCAAACTCTTTCACCAGATAATTGACTTCTTTCTGAGCAGAAGACTTAAATTTCTTAAAATCAACATCAGATTCTTTATAGAGATTTACTGGATTATAACCCTTCTCTTCTGCATGATTATTGTGAAGTTTCTGTTGATGAGCAAATGAATCATCAATATCTTTATGAACTTCAGAATTTTTACCAATCACAGTTTCAAGATTTACTTGCGGAACTTCAAGATAAACATTCTCATATTCATCGTTACCAACAAGATCACGAATCTTATCTTCCAAAGATTCTGCAGTACGAACTTCTGGTTCTTCTTTTTTCCCAGAAGATTTCACAGGAGTTTCATCACCTTTAGCAGTGCCACCATAGGATTCTGAGGACTCTTTTTCGGATGAGTTATCACTCTCACCCTCTTGCTCAGAAGAGGAGTTATTGGTCTCCACAAAATCACTAGCAGGAGACTGCGAATTTCCTTGAGTTTCGTGCGAATCAAAGTCTGCGACTTTTTGCTGCTGCTCCTTTTCCTTCTTACAATACTTGTAAAGTTCTTCAGCAGCAATCAGGGTATCAGCAAAACTTTCGCAAGCATCAATCAGGTTAAGGATTTCTTGTTCTTCTGGTTTAAAATCTAAGGTAACAAAGTTACCAACTTTAAAGTAAAGATTGGCACGGTCAGCAAGATTGAAAGAAGAAATATCTTCATCTTCAAGTTGGAAGAAGTCTTCTTCATTCAGTTCCTTATAACCGTTGAAGAAAGTCTTAGCAAGTCCAGCATACTTACGTTTCATCAGTTTCTCAATGCGAGCATCCTCAACCACATTCACAAACTGTTGAGGAACTTTCACGGTTTCCAACCAATCTTCATCAGGAGTGAAGAGAGCATGACCCACCTCATGACCCACCAGAAGGTCATACACAAGTCCACTTGCCTTTTCCCACAGAGGCAGAGTTAGAACACGAGTGTGAACGTTGAAGCAGGCAGTAGGAACTTTCTTGTGCTCCACCACAAGGTCTTCAGTGGCAAGCAGTTTGGCAAGTTGGGATTTGATTTCGTGAGAGACTGCCATCGGATTTATTTCGTATGAGACCATCATAAAACGAAAGGTCACCTTTTGGGTGACCCATGTGACGCTTTTTGAACTGAGCAAGTCGTGCTTTTGCTTGCCTCAGTGCTTGCGGTTTAAGTTTTCGTTTCTGTTCTTTCTTTGAGTGATGCTTCCAGTTTGGGACTTGCATTGTTCTTAAGTGGTTCAGACCACCATACGTGAAAATCCTTTAACTTTCTCAAACTTTATGACACTTTCAAATTTGTCCTCCAATCCTGTCTTGTGAGAGATGACAAAAATGTTTGCATCTTTAATCACATAACGAATAATCTTAAGGAACTCTTCTGTTCCAAATCCATCAAGTGAACTATCAAACACCTCATCCATAATCAATAGATTTGTATTGACTGAGTTCTTCATTCTTGCAACTTCTCTCCAAGTAAAGAGTAGTGCAAGGTCAATCCTCATTTTCTCTCCTTCACTAAAAGAAGCATAAGAGAAATCTTCATGAATAGGTGACTGGACGGTTTCGTTAAACTCCTCATCAAGTGTGAAGTTAATATAGAAATCCATCATCTGGAGATAACGGTTAACTTGCTGATTTATCAGGGGTAAATACTTCTTAATGATTTTGGATTTAACTCCACCGTCTTTAAGTAAACTATACGAAAAATCGTAGTAGTTGATTGTGTCTTTTTTAGAAGCGAGTTCGTCGTATGTAGTTTTTAAGTTGTTCTTGAAGGATTCTAGTTTCTCATGTTCAGAATTTCGGTTTTCAAGTTGATTGGCAATTGTTTGAATTTCAGATTCAAGATCTCTGATTTGTCTCTGACATCCAGCGATCTTAGTATTGTTTTGAGAAATGCCATGCGTGAGTTTTGTAATCTCCTTCGTAAGAGCAATGAATTGACGCTCTCGCTCTTCTTCCTCTTTAATTGCCTCCTCTAGTTCTTTATAACCAGATTGCAACTCCTTTGCTTTATTTTGAGCGTCGGTAATTCTATTTATTCTGAAGGTCTCCTCAATTGACTGAGTGCATGTTGGGCATACCGTATTCTCAGTAAAGAATTTATGCTCTTTCGTAATTGTTGATACTTTTTGAGAAATCTTACCCTTAAGATTACCAAGTTTGCGAAGTTTTTCTGTTGCCCCAGCTACATATTCCTGTTCCTGAGTATACTTAAAAATATCCTCTTCTAATACGGAGTTTTCATTCATATAAATTCCAACTTCTGCATCTAAATTGGCAATCTTTTCTTTGTTGGCATTTATATTGGCATTTCCACGACTTTCAAGTTCTTCAATAAACTCTTCTTGCATCTTAACCTTATCAAGGAGAGACTCTTTTTTGAGGTCAAAAACTTTAATATCTTCTTTTACAGAACGAATTTTCTCTTTAATAAGATTATTCATTGAAGAGAATATTTTAATATCAAGAAGATCTTCAATCACTTCCCTACGATGAGCAGCAGGAAGTTGCATAAAAGGAACAAAAGTGCTACTACCCAAAATCACAATCTGAGTAAAAGACTTATAGTTCATCTTAAGAACATTTTGTTCCAACCATTTTTGCTGATCAAGAGAAGCTGCAGATTGATCCAATGCAGCACCATTTCTCCAAATCTCAAAAACTGCTGGTTTGATTCCTCTAATTACTTTCCATTCAACATTGCCAATAGAAAATTCAACTTCAACTCTACAATCCTTTTCATTTACGGAATTGATAAGTTGAGGTTTATTAATTTTACGAAAAGGTTTCCCAAACAAAGAAAATGTAAGTGCATCAAGAACGGTGGATTTTCCCGCACCATTTGTCCCGATGATCAAATTAGTTTTATTCTTTGTAAGATCAAGTTCAGTTTCATGTTGTCCGGTGGAAAGAAAATTACGCCACCTAATTTTTTTAAATAAAATCATAATCAGATGTTTTTGGAGGAATTACAATATCATTGGGTGTAATAATTGTGTATTGATATCCATGAAGTTCACATGCCTTTATCATAATGTCTTCTTCTATCTCAATTACATGCATTTCTGGATATCCATCTTCTTCTAACATCATAGCATACCTTACTGCATCATCCTCTTCTTCAAACAAATATAGAATTTGTTCTCCTTCATCATCCGTTACAGAATATGCACCTTCAGTTTCTTTGCCATTGATTGTTAAAATGAACATGTCAGACTAATTCACAAGCCTCTTGATAGATTTCTTGAATCATTTTTTGAATGATAGATTTATCAAGATTGATTTCTGCCTCCTCAATATATCTATTCAAAATGGAAAGAGTATCTTCCGATTCAAATGCTTCAAAGTCTTCGGATTCCTGAATAACAAAGTTCTCAACAATTTTAAGTTCTGCTACATTAGATGCGTAAAGTTTATCAATAAACTTTTCAAACTTTTTAGTATCAGACTTTTTACGAACAATAACTCTTACAATTTTATTCTCATACTCACGAGTATCAAAAGTTTGATAGTCATTGTCTTCATAGTAAATGTTATAGAATAAACGATAAGGATTATCTACAGAAACTTTTTCAAGAGTTTCTGTATCAAAAATATGAAATCCTCTCTTATCGTTTACATCATTCCAGAACATCTCATAAGGATTTCCTAGATAGAAGACCGTTCCGTTATTAGATCTAGTGTGATAGTGTCCCGAGAAGACAAGTTTGAACTTCTCAAATAGTTTGCTTTCCAAACCGTGCTCCATGACGATTTGTTTATTAACTCTAAATCCTTGGAGTTCAAGGTGCCCCATCGCACACGGGCAAGTTGTCTTTTCAATAAGTTTGAGAGTTTTTGTTTCATTCTCCTGATTAATCCAAGGTATAAAAAGTGTGTTGAGATTGCCAAGTTTAACTTCAGTTGGTTCTGAATATACAGTTACATTGTCATACTCACGAAGCAACAAATCCACAGCATTAACTTCGTTCGTGTTCTTATAGTAAGCAGTATGGTTTCCAACAATAGTATGAACCGTTACTCCCATTTGCTGTAGACGGTCGTAATAGTTACTCTTTGCCCAAGAAAGGGCAGAGAAGTCAATGCCTTTACGACTATCAAAAGTATCACCCATATCAACAACTGCAGTAATACCTTCCTTCTCTAGGGTAGGAAAGAATACATCGTTGTAAAACTTCAGGAAATAATCATGAAAGAGTTTAGAGTTCTTTCGTGCTCCGAAGTGCTGGTCGGTGATAATAGCAACTTTCATTCAATAACGGAGTTTAGAGTAGACTGCATCCTTAATTGAATTATAGTCCGAAGAGTTGGATCCGTCAAGTCCATCATCACAAAAAACCTCAGAAAATCCAGTCTTTTCAAGAATTTTATTTTTGATTTCTAACTGACGTTTTTCTCTTTGAATACGACGAAGGAAAGCGTAGTGAATAATTTGAGTAAAGTAAGCAAAAGGATTTTGAGATTTTTGTGGATCGAAATTATGAATATATTGAACACAATTTTCAATTCCATCACAAATCATATCATCCTTAAACATGTAGTTGACAAAATTTGGTTTAAAGGATAAATGTGTTGCGATCTTCAGGAAACACTCTCCAAGATAATTTGTAATTCTTGGCTTTGGTTCTCCTCTGATTTTTGCAATCTCTACTTCTGATCTATATTGAATTAATGCTGCAAGAAACTCTTTGTTATTAACATAGTGATCGGACCTTTTTCTTCTGGTCATAACTGTAGTCGTAATCATTAATTTACCTAATTTAATATGTAGGTATTATAACATTTATAGTAAAGGTTGACAAGTAACAAAAATGGAACTAAAATACCTTTGTTGGGGTTAAAGATGATAACTTAGCTATTTTTATAGAGTTTCTCTAGAATCTTTTTTGCTTCATCAATGTCTGATATGTATCCCATTTTCTTAGATGGTTTTACATAGTTATTCTTGGTTGTTGATTTTCTTAGGTAGTTTTTATAAACAACAATCATTTCTTTATCATAAGTTTCTACCATGGTTAAAATATTATCCATGCTGATTATGAATGTATCTTCGGATGTTGTTTTTAACCAAGGTTCAACTTTGTATGCATATAATCCATGTTTTCCTTTAACTGGAGATATCATGATCGGGTTATATACAATCAATAAAGTTTTATCAAATTCTTCCGTAGGAGAAACTTTACAAAATATCTCTTCTCCTGTTTTTAATTTTATTGTTGCGTAAAATTCATCTTCCATCATTTTTCTATTTTAATTGAAACTATATCATAGTTGAAGTTTTCTTCATTATAAATTTTAATTCTTTCAATAAGGTGATTCAACGTATAATTTTTCTTTGATTTGTAAGTGCAGTCATCTGCAATATCATAAAGTGTTGCTTTTGTTTTATCTTTTCCTTTTCTAAGAACCCTTCCTATACTTTGAAGATTTCTAATTCTAGATTTGCTTGGTGAAGCAAAGATAACATTGTGAAGATTTTTAATGTTAATGCCAGTTGAGAAAGTTCCGTAAGAAGCAACAATTATTGCATTATTTTCTCTTTCGGTTATTTCTCTAACCAATTCTCTTTGTTCAGCATCAACACCACCATGGACAAAAAATACTTTTCTATTTTCAACTTTGTTATTATTTATTTCTTCAAAAAGGATTGCTCCATGAGCTTCAACCCTACTGAATAAAACTAAAGTATTTCCTTTAAGATCTAAAGCAAGATTTCTTATAAATTTATTTCTTTTTTCATGAGAAATTATGAATTGTATTTCATCTTCATAAGTTTCAAATTTTTGTGGTGAATGTTTTAATACAATACAACGAATATCTAATTGTGAAAGATGTCCCTGCTTCATTAACTCATCGGTTTTTGTAACCTTATATGATGGTCCAAATAGTCCTTCTAAGACCCATTTGTGAGTTTGAGTTCCATCTAGAGTTCCAGTAAAACCAAAACGATACTTTGCGTGATGAAGTTTAGTCATAATCTCAATTAAAGATTTGGACTTGAATAAATGTGCTTCATCACCTATAATGCAACCATAGTCCTCAAAGAAAGAACGTTCTAGTTTATATACTGATTGCCAGGTAGTAATTGTTACTGGGTATTCATTTGTTTTTTCTCTACCAGAATAGATACGGTGACAGTATGACTCAGCATCCCAACCATAATCGAGAAAGTCCTTGTACATTTGTTCTACAAGAGATGTTGTTGGAACAACTAAAAGAACTTTTTCTCCCTTATTCACATAGTATCTTACTAGTGAATAAATCATTAAAGATTTTCCACTAGCAGTTGGGCTTATTAATAATTTTCTATTGTGCTTTAGAGCACCATATACTCCTTCAATTTGATACTTTCTTGGAGTATGAGCACAAATGGAATGCATGTAATCCTTAACACCTTCATATGAGATCTGTTCATTTTCTTCATATGGAGTACCGTAAAACTTATTGTCTTCAAACTTATAGGTATATCCGTACTGCTTACAAAAATTGACAATTTTATCTAACAGACCAACGTAAATCTGCTTAGATCTCATGTCAAATAAATGAATTTCCCCATTCCAATTCCTTCCACGGTACTGGGGCATAAACTTTGCATTAGGAACCTCAAACTTGAAGTGATCTCTCAGTTCATATTCAATATGAGGTTCCGTTTTTATTTTAAGAAAAACTTCGTTGGATTTTGAAATAACAAGATTTGCTGTTGTATCAATCACACTAATCCATTCATCTATGGATATTTATTCATCCGAGACCAGCATTAAATCTCATAAATTCAATAGCATTTTTAATTTGATATGTTCTGTTCTGAACCATTTTTAAAATACTTTCAATATAAGTAAGCATTGTATCGTAGTAATCTATCTTCAAACAAACTGAAGAAAGTTTTTCATCTGCATCGAGATACTTTTGCATTGTATCTTTATCCCTAATCTTTTTGGGAAAGGGATTATCTATGTAAGTTTCTGGATCTGCTTTTCCAGAATAATATTCATATCTTTCGTGTCTAATATTTCTTTTTTGCTGTTCTGCTTTTTTTCTTAAAAGAAAAATGCTATTGTAAAGATCAAAATATTTTGCATGAAGAGCAGGAATATTCAAAGATTCTGTGTGTAAATTATCAGGATCAATTTTAGAATCTTTTTCCCACATTTCCTGAATCAATTCTAAATTCATACACGATTGCCAAACATATCCTCTATATCAAATATAGTATACTTGAAAGTTACCTCTGCTGTAAAGTAATTTACGTCTGTTTGTGTGGAATCAAATGTTAAGGTGCTCAAATTGACTGGGAACATATCATAAAATTTTACACTAAATTTTGGTATTTGATTACTATTTAAAATTTGCAAAGTGCCGTCAGAATAATAATGAATGTCACTATTTTTTACGTTGTCTGTGATGTACTCATTTTCGGTTTTTAAGTCATAAATTTCTTGAAGACTTTCTGGATATCCAAGACCCCTCATCCAATTATGAATTTCGGAGTAATTTTTCATATCCTCGTCAACTAGAAATCTTAAAGTTATATCATCATATTCCAACTTATCTCCAGGAACATCTAAGTTTTTCAAATATGTTGGTTGAATCGCAGTTCCCAATGAAATTGATGGCAAATTTGCTTCATTGCACAAAAAATCAACCTGTGGGTAGTTTGATAAAATAAATTTAAATCCGACAGGAGATAGAAAGTTTCTATTATCTAATTGCCTACGGAATGTTTTTCTCGTTGCCATTTTTTTAATTATTTAGATAAAAAAAGGGGCCCTTTCGGACCCCGAGAAGATATGTGAATTAAATCACATGAGGTTAGCAACAGATACTCTTCTGTAGTAACGGTTGCTGTTAACATCAAGACCAGGTGAGGTAAGGGTGCTAGTTCCTTGTGAGAATGGGTTAGCAACAATACCATAACGGGTCTTAAAGCCAATCTTAGGCTGGAAGCTGTTCTCACCAACAGCACGAACCATCTGGAGAGGAACGTATGGGCAATAGAACAGACCTGCGTCATAAGGTGAAGAACCCTTATAACCAACAACGTAGTACTGGTTACCTGGGGTTGCGTTAGCTGAAGTCAGGTTAGCAGCATATGGGTCAATGTATACACGGAACTTACCGAGTAGAGTACCAGCAAAGGTGTTGCCAGTGTCATCAACACTCAGGTTTGCGTTAAGTGCAGGGGTGTAATCGAGAACACCAGCCATTGTCAGTGCTGAAGCTACGTCAGCAGAGCAAAGGATGATGTTGCCCTTTCCACGACGAGTTCTCTGAGCAATTGCGTTCGCATCTCTTTCGATTTGGAACAGCAGACCCTTGAACTTCTCAACTGACCAACGACCGTTGGAGTCAACGTCTAGGTCAAAAATACCAGCAGTTGCGGTATTCTGAACAGCACCGGTTTCAGCAGTCTTGTAGATGGTACGGATGATTTCACGGTTGATCTCGGCAAGAATCTCTGTTGAGAGAATGTTTGCGAGTTCCGCTTCAGCATTCAGACCATGGATTGCCTTGAGGTCCTGTGCGAGTTCTAATGAGTACTCGGCTTTCAGTGCTCTGGACTTTGCGGTAACAGTGACTTTCTCGATTGAGAATGCCATCTGGTTGAATTCACTACCGCTGCCATCACCAAGAGCTTCTGCCTCATCGGTACGCATACCCTGACCTACGTTGTAAGCCAGTTGAGTTGCGGTTGTTGATGGGTTAAGAGCACCTGGGTTGGTTCCTGCTTGAGCAGTAGTACCCATACCAACAGTACCATCTGTCCATGCAGAGGTATTGTTGAAGTCGTCGTCTTGACCGGAGAATGCACTATCTACTTCGTTGTAGAAGGTTTCTGGACCACCTTGAGTTCTATACTTAGAACGCATTGCGAAGATCAGTCCAGTAGGACCACTCATTGGTTGAACACCTGCGAGGTCATATGCGACCAGGTTAGGCATTGAACGACGGATGAGTGAAATTAGAACAGGGTCAAAACCAGCAACGGTTTGACCACCTGCTGAGGTATAACCACCATTGCCAACAGAGTTGGTTGGAGCCTCAGTCAGGAATGAACCAGACTGCTCAAATGCAGACTGTTCACGGAGGAATTTTTCTTGGTTTTCTAGCAGGACTGCGGTTACAGCTCTTCTGTGCGAATCTTTGATTGGATCAAGACCCTCATAGTTGAGGAGAGGTGCCCACTTTTCCTGCAGATGCTCGGAATGGAACATTTGCGTTTACCTTTTACTAAAGTGCGTTTTTTGG